TCCGTATAACAGCAGTTCTGCTATTACTGGTTTTACAACCCAAGCTCTGTATGTCAATGTGAACACTGGTAGCGGTAATGTCGCTAACACTGCAACCATTGCCGTATATGGCGATGTAGTAAGTTTCTAATATGTCAACTATCTTCGTAACTAACAATTCTGATAAAAAGCTCACCGATGGCTATGCTGGTGTGTTTTATGAGTTTAAAAAAGGGGAAACCGTAGAGATTCCCGTTGAAGTAGCTCGTCATGTATTTGGTTACGGAGAAAGTGACAAAGAACCGTATTTGGCAAGGCTAGGATGGGTGATCTCCCGTAATGACTTAGAAAAGGGTTTAGAAATCCTTTCTCAGTGGGAGTTCTCATCCGAAGCACCCAAAAAGAACCAATCGTTATCCCCGTTGGTGGAAAGAGTACCCCTCCCAACCTCACGGAAGGGCGGGGGAAAAGTCCTTCAGGCGGTAGCATGAACTATGGATCGTAAATGGCAACCTTATCGAGCTACATTACACAAGTTCGTAGATTGCTCCACGATGCTAATGGAAACTTTTATACTGACCAACAGTTAACTGATTACATTAACGAAGCACGGGAGCGAACAGTACGAGATACAGGCGCTTTGCGTGAAGTAATCGTTACGCAAGTACCTTGTCAGGTCGCACCAACAGCTACAGTAAATGGCGCATCACCAGCTTACCCAACACAGTGGGTGGCTAATACTGCCGTCACTTCTGGGCAGTTTGTATTTAGTAATATTTATATTTATCAATATGTTACGAGTGGTACTTCAGGATCTTCAGCTCCTCCTTACCCTCAAGCAACACAAAACAATTACAACAACTATCCTCCAAGCACACCTTTTGCAGACGGTACGGCTACCTTGCAATATGTCGGTAATGCGGAGAATATTTCGTATGCAGCGTTAACTAATTTAGTCGGATCTAGCCCACTTACGCCTAGTTCTGGCAACACGATTTTAGATATTATCAATATCAATCTGTACTGGGGAAACACCCGTGTACCGCTTGATTATTTACCTTGGTCAGATTTCAACGCTAGATTGCGTTTTTGGCAAAACTATATCGGCAGACCATTGTGCTTTAGCATTTATGGTCAAGGACAGATTTACATAGGACCAGTACCCGATCAGGTGTACCAATTAGAGATTGACTGCGTGGTATTGCCTAATCCGTTGTCATTAGCTGCATCTACTACGACAGATACCATCACCGATCCTTACTTTACCCCTGTGCAGTTCTATGCTGCCTACCTTGCTAAGTATTACGAGCAGAGTTTTGGTGAAGCAGAAATCTTTAAGCAGGAATATCAAAAACACGCTCAATCAGTACTGAATACGGTATTTACCCGTAGAGTACCTAGCGTTTACTCAAGTCCATATTAAGACATGGCTGCTGCGGAACAGAAAAAATCGTATCAGGTCGTTAAGCAATTTAAAGGGCTTAACACTAAAGCTAACCGCACAGCGATTGATGAAACTGAGTTTTCATGGATTGAGAACATTCAGCCAATTGGCTACGCTAATGCCAAAGTTGTGCCTAATACCAATCCTGTCACTATTGGCAACGCTACCGTTACTTTTGCTAATACGGTTACTTATTTGACATCCATGAACATTGGTCTTTATGACTATGTGATTGCGTTTCAGCAAAATGGATCAGCCCAGTACTATCGCATACAAGACAATAGTTTTGGTAATGTGGCTGTAGCTGGCACATTTAGTAATTCTGGTGTGGAAGCTACTCAGTGGTACAACGACAGGATGTTGGTAATTGATCCCAATAAAGGAATGTTTTCATGGGATGGTAACAATACTGTCACTATTGGTGCAGTCGGTGTTATAGCTGTCACAAACCCAGGATCAGGATATACCACAGCTCCTAGCGTAGTGATTTCAGGACCAGATCAAGTTGGTGGTGTTCAGGCTAATGCTACTGCATCCCTAGTATCTGGTGGCAACACAGTAGGATCAATTAACCTTGTAGTGGGTGGTACAGGCTACACCAACGCTGCAAACCTGACTGTCACACTTAATGGTGGCGGTGGTACGGGCGCTAAAGCTATTGCTGGAATCCAGACTTTTGCCACTGGCACTGTCACAATCAATGTGGTGAACGGTGGCGCTGGCTATATCAATTCCGCCAACACCGTTGTATCCATTACTGGTGGTGGCGGTACAAATGCTGCTGGTACTGCGGTTATTAGCGGTAACACCGTAACTCAAGTGGTCATGACTAACCCTGGTACTGGATACACCAATACGGCTAATTTAGTGGTGAGTATCTCTGGTGGCGGTGCAACAACTCCTGCGGTGCTATCAGGCGTAGTCAATTCACAAACTAATAGCTCTATAGCGAGCTTTTCAGGGCGTGTTTGGGTGGCAACAGGGCGAACTGCCACCTACTCTGCTGCGGGTCAATACAGCGACTTTACAAGCGTTTCAGCGGGTGCTGTGACGCTCACGGACAGTACTTTACATGGCAACATTATTCAACTGCTTTCTGCTAACAACTTTTTGTATATTTTTGGCGATGATTCCATCAATGTGTTTTCTGATGTGGTCGTTAATGCGTCAGGGATAACCCTATTTACTAACACCAATGTGAGCGCATCCGTTGGTTCTAAGCGCCCTAATGCTATTTTTCCGTACTTCCGTTCCGTTCTGTTTATGAACGATTATGGCGTGTACGCACTGGTCGGATCTACCACCTCTAAAGTTTCAGATGCTTTAGATGGCATTTTTCCTAATATTGACTTTGCAAGCCCTGTTTATGCAGGACAAGTGTTGATTAACAATATTTTGTGCGCTGCATTTAATTTCAGATATTACGATGCTACTTTTACGCAAAGCTATCGTTATGTGCAAGCCGTCTTTTTTGAGAAAAAATGGTTTATCACTAGCCAGGGTAATGATCTTGCCTACATGACTTATGTACCTGTAGGTGGAAAACTGACGCTATTTGGTACACGATCTAACTCGTTGTATCAGTTATATGCAAATAGCACTAGCACGATTAGTAGCATTATACAAACTGCCTTGATGCCGATGAGTGATCCGATACGGACCAAGCAAGCAACGAAGGCAGCAATTGAGGCAACAAACTCAAGCAACGCAGTAACTTTAACGGCAACAATTGATACAGAATCGGTGTCTGAACCATTAAATCTTTTATCTAGTTTAATTTATTGGACCAATAAAAATTTTGTAACAATTTCTTGGATTAACAACGCAAGTGCCGTTGTAGGTTGGGATGCAAGTGGCTACCAACTCTTTAAGTCAGACGCTTCAAACTATGGAAAATACTTAGGACTTACAGTAACATCCAACAGTGCTGGCTTTATCTACAACGGCTTTGAATTTGAACATGAATTGAGAGTGAGGTTCTAACATGGGTGTACCCTATACATTCGCATCGGCAACAAATTCGATACCCTTATCGCAACTAGATGCCAACTTTAATACCCCAGTTACTATCGGTAGCACTACCGTAGGATTAGGGAATACCACTACTACTTTAGCGGGTTTGGCTAATGTCAGCACTACATTGTTAGTAGCTACTACAGCAAATGTGACAACGCAGAATGTTACTACTTCAAATTTAACAAATCTCACAGTTACCAATGATGCTTCTATATCAGGTCTTACTGTTGGTAAGGGTGGTGGTGCACAAGGTTCAAATACTGCTTTTGGTTATCAAGCTATAAATGGTACAAATAGTGGTAGCGGACAAAACACAGGGATTGGTTATCAATCTTTATTTACCAATACAACTGGTAATGGTTTAACTGGTATTGGTTCACAATCTTTATATTCAAATACTACTGGTAATGGGAATATTGGTATTGGTGGTAGCACTCCTTTTGTAACAAATGCTGCTTTATATTCTAATACAACAGGAAATTACAATACTGCTTCAGGTAGCGGTGCTTTAACTGGAAATACCACAGGTTCTAGTAATGTGGCACATGGTTTTCAATCACTTGCATCAAACACCACCGCATCTAACAACACAGCAGTAGGTTATCAAGCTGGGTATACAAATAGTACTGCAACAGGTCAAACATTTATTGGTTATCAAGCTGGATATACTTCTAATGGAAACTACAATACTTGTATTGGTGAAGCGGCTGGTTATAGCTTAACAACTGGTGTTGGTAATTGTTTTGTTAGTTCAGGATATAGTGCTGCTGGTTATACAGTAACAACTGGTTCATACAATACTGTTCTTGGTGGATTTAATGGTAACCAAGGCGGTCTAAACATCAGTACATCAAGTAACTACATTGTGTTATCTGATGGTGCTGGTAATCCTAGAGGTATTTTTGATAACAATGGTAGTTTTTTAGTAAATTCTCCAATATCAGCACCAACATCAGGCAGCGCAACTTTTGGAGGTCAAGTATATATTGGTAGCAGGTATTATAACTTTACATCTTCTGACTATGTATTGACTGTTGCCTATGGAACAACAGTTACTCAAGGAATTAGTTTTGGAACAAATGCAACAAGCGGAACTCAAACAGCTTGTCGTTTTATTCAAAATAATGGTGTTGTAGGGTATATACAAACAACAAACACTAATACATCGTTTGTAACCTCATCAGATTATCGCCTAAAAGAAAACATTGCACCAATGACAGGTGCTTTAGATACTGTTGCAAAATTAAAACCAGTAACATATAAATGGAAATTTGATGGTTCTGATGGTCAAGGGTTTATTGCTCACGAACTTCAATCAGTTATTCCTGATTGCGTAACTGGTGAAAAAGATGCTGTTAATGAAGATGGCACACCAATTTATCAAGGTGTTGATACATCATTCCTAGTAGCTACATTAACTGCCGCAATTCAAGAGCAACAGGCTTTAATTACTGATTTACAAGCAAGATTAACAAAGGCTGGTTTATGATTGAAATTTGGCATCCTTGCGCTGGTTACGAAACCCATTACGAAGTCAGCAATTTAGGTAATGTGCGGTCTATTGAACGCATGGTAAATAACCGCCTAAATACTGGCTTGCGTAAATCGCCACAAAAAGTCCTAAAACAAGGTAAAAACAAGTCAGGTTATTACATTGTTAGTTTTTGTGTTGATGGTGTAAAAAGCAATCAAACAGTTCACAGACTAGTAGCAAGGGCTTTTATTGCAAATGAATCAAATAAACCACAAGTAAATCATAAGGATGGCAATAAGCTAAACAATCATCTTGATAATCTTGAATGGGTTACAGTATCAGAAAATGGACTTCATGCTTACAGGGTTTTAGGTATTTCAGCATGGAATAAAGGTAAAAAACTCAACGCAAATCGCCGCATTACAAGCTAAATTAGGAGCATAAAAATGGAATTAACAAAAGAACAACAAGTAGCACAAGACTATAAAGCAGCGATGGATTCTGTAAACCTTATCAATGCTGGCAAACCTGCTGATATGACTGATGCAGATTGGGCTGATACAGTTAAGCGCAATAAAGAACACCTTGAAATTCAAATTGCTAAAGGTGCTGAGTATTATGGCGAGCATGATTTAACGCCTTTTGAAGAAGCTATTGCTAAGTAATTTTTAACAACCGTAAGGGGATATAAATGGAAGATGTAACAATTAAACTGGAATTGTCTGTTAACGAAGTGAACTACATTTTGCAAATGTTAGGTGAATTACCGACCAAAACAGGAGCATGGAATTTGTTGGCAAACATTAAGAATCAGGCAGATCCACAAGTACCTGCACCAGAACAAAAGGAAGAAACCGTACAATGAGCGTATCCGCAGCCTTCACTCCGTTAGGTAACACCGTAGTGCTTACGGCTGCTACCTCAGCGCCCACAGCCGTTCAAGTCAACTCGAACAGTGCTTTTGGGGGTAATCAGTACCGCATCATCAACGCATCCACTACTCAGGGATGTTTTCTTTCGTATGCTCAAACCCAGTCGGTAGCGCAGTCTAATTGCGTGATTCCTACTGGGTCAGGCGCTAACAGTACAACGACTTTGTACATTTTGCCTAATACGGATGAAATTATTACTTTTGTACCTAATGCGTGGTTTACCGCTATTACTGCTGCAAACAGTGCAACTTTGTACATCATAAATGGCGATGGACTTTAAAAGATGCTCAAGGTATCTGGCAACTTTGCGGGATCGTTAACTTATCAGAGTACTTGGAACGCAAGTACCAATAATCCTTTTCTGCAAAGCTCTGTTGGAACTAAAGGTTTTTACTATGTTGTATCCGTTGCTGGAAATACTAATCTCAATGGCATCACCACTTGGAATGTGGGTGACTGGGCGGTATTTGACGGCAATGTTTGGGAAAAAGTAGATAACAATAATGCGGTCACTTCTGTCAACGGACAGACAGGCGCAGTCGTTTTAACAGCAGCTAGTTTAGGCGCAGCGAACAATAGCACCTATATTTTGGCTGGTACAGGGTTATCTGGTGGCGGAAATCTCACAGCTAATGTAACATTAAACAATGCTGGCGTTCTTACATTTAACACCCGTACAGGGAATGTTTCTCTTACAAGCTCTGATGTCACAACTGCTCTTGGATACACCCCAGGATCGGGGAACGGCACTGTTACTAGCGTTGCTACTGGCACTGGTCTAAGTGGCGGACCAATCACATCTTCAGGCACGATTAGCCTAGCCAATACTGCGGTCACTGCGGGAACTTATGGTAACGCCACAATCATTGGTGTTTTTACAGTAGATGCACAAGGGAGAATCACAAGTGCAAGCAATGTTACGATTAGTGGCACTACTCCTGGTGGCACTGCTGGTGGGGATCTTACTGGTACTTATCCTAATCCCAGCCTTAATACTTCAGGCGTTGTCGCTGGCACATACGGGTCTGCAACATCATCTCCTCAAATTGCTGTAGATGCCAAAGGTCGGATTACCTCCGCTTCCAATGTCACCATCACAGGTGTTTCTCCAGGAGGTACAGCAGGTGGTGATTTAACAGGTTCTTACCCTAACCCTACTTTAAATACGAGTGGTGTTACGGCAGGAATTTACGGTAATGCCTCGCAAGTATCACAAGTCACTTTTGACGCTAAAGGTAGAGCTACAAGCGCAGCCAATGTTGCAATCGCTATCGGAGTGGCTGCCGTATCAGGCGCAGTACCTAATACAACTTATGTAC